CTAACTACAACAAACTTAAAGAGGGGGATTTATTCCCCTCTTTTTTTATGTTATAAATAGTAGTATGACAACAGAAACTTCGCCAATCAGTAGACAACCAACAGTTTTGGATTATTCAAGTCCAACGCAGTTTAGGTTTATGATACACCAACTTCCAAAAGTTGAGTTTTTCACTACGGCTGCTAATATTCCCGCAATATCATTGGGTGAATTAGTTATACCTACACCATACAAAAGTATACCAATTTTAGGTGACAACCTTACTTTTGATAATTTATCAATTTCATTTATTATAGATGAGGAGTTACAAAATTACCGTACAATTCACGATTGGTTGATTGGTATTGGTTTTCCAAAAAGTAAACAACAGTTTATTGATTTTCGCAGAAGTGGGTCAAATACACCTGATCCTGGCGAGGGTGGTAATACTGATATTGGTAGAGTAGGTAACGCTACAGCAGATAAAGCTTTTTATTCTGATGCAACTCTTACGATACTTTCAAATAAAAATAATCCTATTGTAGAAGTTCGTTTTGCAGACTTATTTCCTGTTGCATTAAGTGGATTAGATTATAGCCAAAATGTAACTGATGTTGAATACTTAACAGCAACTATTGATTTTCGCTACAAACTATATGAGATAGTACCTATAACATAATGGAGTAATTATGAATCTTGATGAATTGAAACTTGAAGTATATGATGATTTGAAAATAGACAAAGAACACCTAGATACAGAATCACTAAAAAATCAAGAAATAAAAGCAAAATATTTAGATGTTAAGTCTAGATATGAACTTCTTTTGTTTAAAGCAAAAGGTGACTATAAACGTATATACCGCGATAAATGGGAATACTATGGTGGTAAAGCAGATGCTAAGATTTATGTGAGTAAACCTTTTGACATTAAAGTTTTAAAGACAGACTTGAGTGTTTACATTACATCTGACCAAGATGTAATAGATGCAGAAAATAAAATTGGTTATCTAGAGACAGTTGTTGATTATGTCAAAGGAGTTATTAAATCAGTTGACAATCGCGGTTGGGATATTAAAAACGCCATAGAATGGAAAAAATTTGAAGCTGGAGTGACTTATTAATGAGATATGGTGAGCCATTTAAAGCTTTTAAATTATCAGATGCATTAATTAAAAAAACATTGAGTAATGTAAATTATAATTTAGTTAAAGGAGAGGTTTTAAGTAATACATCTAAAACTGTTAGAAATTCTAAGGTTACATTTATCAATGATGGTCAAATATTAATGCAGTTTTTAAAGATGGCTAAAAATATAAATGAAATAAGTGGTTGGAATTTTGAACTTGATGCTATAGAACCTTTACAGTATGGTGAGTATAGTAAAGGTGAAGAATACGGTTGGCACGTTGATCAACACAATAAACCATATAATGATGGTAGAGTTCGCAAGATAAGTTTTTCTGTATTTCTTAACGATAATTACACTGGTGGTGAATTTGATTTAGAATTACACAGCCCAAGTGTAAAAAATAGATATGATACATTTAGTAATCTCCCATTAAATACTGTATTATTTTTTAAATCAGACTATTGGCATAGAGTAAGACCAGTAACAAAAGGTGTAAGAAAATCATTAGTTGGCTGGGTTCTTGGGCCCAAGCTTAAATGAAAATATCAAAACTTAATGAGGTTTATCTTACAATAGAAGTAGATGATAGCTTAGAAAGAGAGTTATCTGATTATTTTACCTTTGAAGTGCCTGGAGCCAAATTTATGCCACAATATCGTAATAGGATATGGGATGGCAAAATACGTTTATTTTCACCACATAACGGTAGAATATATGTAGGACTTCTTCCATATATTAAAGAGTTTTGTTCAAAAAACTCAATTGAATATATAATGGAAGAGGGAGTAGAAAATGGTAGGAATGTTATTCGTGAGAGCGTTAGAGATTTCGCCTTATCATTACAACCCAAATCCAGAGGAAAACCGATTGAAATCCGTGATTATCAATTGGATGCAATACACCACGCAATATCCACAAACCGCTCACTTCTATTATCTCCTACCGCTTCTGGTAAGTCATTAATAATATACACACTAGTTCGTTACTACCATATGATGGGATTAAAAACTTTAATTCTTGTTCCTACAACATCACTGGTTGAACAGATGTATTCAGACTTTATTGATTATGGTTGGAAAGATGAATGCATTCATAGAGTGTATGCTGGTATGGATAAGGGTTCTAAAAAACCAGTTGTAATATCTACATGGCAGTCAATATATAAACTTCACTCTCCATACTTTGCACAGTATGGTTGTATAATCGGTGATGAAGCTCATCTATTCAAAGCCAAATCTTTGACAGACATAATGGTAAAGTCCAGAGATGTAAAGTATAGATTTGGACTAACAGGTACACTTGATGGTACACAAACACACCGTTTAGTATTGGAAGGATTATTTGGAAAAGTAAGGAAAATTATCACAAGTAAGGAATTAATGGATAATAACACTTTAGCTAAACTTAATATTAACTGTGTAGTTTTAAAACATACAGAAGAAGAATCTAAAAGAGTTAAAAATTATGCATATGCTGAAGAGATTAATTTTATAGTATCTCACATTAAAAGAAATATATTTATTAAAAATTTATGTGAAAAATTAAATGGAAACACTTTATGTTTATTTCAGTTAGTTGACAAACATGGTGTTTTATTGTATAATGAAATTAAAAAGTTTGACAGGAAAGTATTTTTCGTGTATGGTGGAACTGATACACAAACTAGAGAAGACATTCGAGCAATAACTGAAAAAGAAAAAAATGCAATAATCATAGCATCATATGGTACATTTTCTACAGGTATAAATATTCGTAACATACATAATATAGTTTTTGCCAGCCCATCTAAGAGTAGAATACGAGTATTACAAAGTATAGGTAGAGGATTGAGACAAAGTAAAGATAAAGAATCTGTAAAGTTATTTGATATAGCTGACGATCTTACATATAAATCTAGAAGAAACTTTACTTTGAGACACTTTTATGAAAGAATAAATATATACAAAGAAGAACAGTTTGAGTATAAAATCAATAAAATAAAATTGTAAAGAGAAATTAAAAATGAATTATCAAGTTATCAAGTTATCAAATGGTGAGGACATTATAGCCAGTGTTGAACCTATGGAATCTGGTAAATTTAAAGTAACGTCACCATTAAAAATGAGCACACATACTAAAATAACAGAAACAGGTGCTATCGAATCTCTAGGATTATCTAGATGGGTACAAGTTTATTCTGATCAACCACATTACAATATAGAAAAAAACTCTGTAGTAATTATGACTCCAGCTTCAGCAGGATTGTCTAGATATTATGAGCATGTTTTACAGAGTATGCATATGGCCGAAATACAAGGCCCAACAAATCAAGAGTTAGATAGTATTGAATTAGAAGAGGATATGATAGATGATAACTTTCTAGAAGATTGGGATGAAGAGTATAAAGTTTATCATTAATTTAAAGAGCTTACAAGAGCTATTATACACATTATAGTAGGCCTTGTCAAGTGCAAAAAATAATTATTTTTTATAATATTTCCCTTGACATTTCCTATTAATTAGTGTAGTATAGAAGAAATATGCAAAAGGAATTATTATGGCCAAAGCTAAAAAACAAAGTGTTCATTATGTAGATAACAAAAAATTTCTCCAAGCAATGAAAGATTGGAAAGAAGAGTGTCGTGAAGCTGAAGAAGCAGATGAAGAGAAACCTAGAATTACCAATTATATTGGTGAGTGTTTTTTGAAGATTGCAAATGGACTTTCTTATAGACCAAACTTTATTAATTATACCTACAAACAAGAAATGATTTCTGATGGTATAGAAAATTGTTTGCAATATATTCATAACTTTAATCCAGAAAAATCAAACAATCCTTTTGCATATTTTACTCAAATAATTTATTATGCATTTATTCGTAGGATTCAAAAAGAAAAAAAACAAGCTCATGTAAAACATCAGCTAATATCAAAACAAGAGTTTATTCCTTTTGTTACAAATCCACATGATACTACACCATATCAGGTTAGTGGTTTTGATATAAACATTATGGTGCCTGATGAAGCAGTATATAAACCTAAGAAAAAAGAAAACAAAGATAAGATTAGTGGACTAGAAAATTTCATGGAGTTAGATGATTGAAGATTGCTATAATTAATGATACACATTTTGGTGCGCGAAACGACAACTCAAATTTTAATGAATATTTTTACAAGTTTTATGAGGGTATATTTTTTCCTTATCTCCAACAAAATAATATAAAGAATTGTATCCATTTAGGAGACTTAATGGATAGACGTAAATTTGTTTCATACAAAACAGCAAAAGATTTTCGTGAAAGATTTATTTTACCATTTGATACTTTAAAAGTTAACTTACATATTATGATTGGAAACCATGATACATTTTATAAGAATACTAATGATGTAAATTCAGTAGAAGAACTTTTGGGTAATCGTCACAAAAATATTAAGATATATCCAGAAGCTGAAGAGGTTGAATTTGATGGTGCTAAGATTTTATTTTTGCCTTGGATTAATAGTCAAAACTCAATATACTCTGAAGGTATGATTGATGAATCATCAGCTGATGTGTGTATGGGACATTTAGAGATTGCTGGATTTGAAATGATGAAAGGTATGTTAAATGAACATGGAATTAATAAGAGTATGTTTAGAAAGTTTGATACTGTTTTTTCTGGCCATTTCCACACTAAATCTGATGATGGTC